TGAAAGACAAGAGCATCTTCTTCTTATTTCACTTATCATCTGACTTATCGTAATAAAATTTAACTCTTCCGCTCGAAACCTCTATCATTTGCTGACCAGCTTTTTGTCCCCATCCAAAAAGATCTTCTTCATCCAAACACTGATAATGCTGATATATGACTCCATCTAATTCAATAAATGGTGGAATAGCGCAGTAAATCCCATTATCTTTTTCAAAATCTTTAATCGCTGACATAATATCGCAATAAATTTTCTTAGCTATTTCAATTGTCATTTTTAACTTCCTTTTCCTTCATACAGTGAGTACATTTCCAATCTTTACCAATATTGCGTAAATCTTTTGGGATCATTCTAGAGCCACATTCACATTCAGGAACTTTTACAGTTTTCTTTGGACCTATTATCAAGATTGCCATTATTTCCTCTCCTTTAGCTTCCAATCAGTCGGCGGATTCATCGTACACATGTTTATGTAAAACTCTTGCCCTTTAGCTATGATCTCAGCTTGTTTCTCTAGATTTGGATATACTTCAATAATTGCATAGGGCTTTTCAGTATATTCAGGACGGTAGCTGAAGTAATAACAAATCTCGGCTTCTGTCACTAACAACTGCGTCTGGACTTGATCGGCGTAGTAATCAGGCATTATCCCTGATATCGCTTCAATATGCTTTTCCATGCCAGTGCATTTAATCTCTAAAATATATTGATTTTTACACCATCCTAAACCGTCTAAAGAAGCGGCCAACCATGGATATTTTGTACATTCAATGACCGCAGGTCTAAAATCAATATCCATCAATTCAGAGGCCAATTTGCGTGCAGCAGGTTCAAGCTCCTGGCCCCTAGCCATTGAGGCATTCAAAGGCTGCGGAGGACGCATACCAAGCTTTTCTTCGTATAGCTCTAGCTTAGTTTTAAAAGGCGATGACCCAAGGATAATCGGAACATCCGTTGCTGTGATTCTGCTAGTTCTCCATTGTTTCCAAAGTTCACTTCCCTGAATAAGTTCAATCAACGGCATTATTCACCGCCATCTTTTGCATTTCGATATTCTTTGCCATACTGTTCATGCACACACTGAAATGCTTTGCTGGTATCTGCTCAAATTCCGTAACCTTCCATTCGTTACGCATATACTTATCAAAATTCTCCCTAAAAACATCATTAGTGATCGCATACAGTTTCATAAATTCCGTCATTTCGTCAAAAGTAAATAATGGTTCTTCTTTCGGTTTAGAAGAGTCGGCAAAATGATCTATCTTTGTGTCATGTAAAGATACACCACATTTTTCTTGATGTATTTGTATATTATTTTGTGTGATTTCCTCACATTCTGCTTGCTCTAGTTTCTCTTCTTTGTCAGCTTGATCCATTTCTTCTTTTGTATAAACTGCCGATAATTCTGCAGGAAATGATTTACGCAATGCAAGAGCTTCTGCGCACTTTGAAAGCATTATGTGGGGTTTAGTAGCCCAGAAGTCATTTTGAAACGCTGGACGGTATTCTGTTAAGATTGCGGTGGCCGCCACTTCATGCCACTTGCCGTCATTAGTCATTTTCATGACATATGCAGTTGCTGAAAAAAGTCGACGAGAACCATCTGTAAGATTTTCATATTTGAATAACGGTTCTTTACCAGGACTATATTTACCTGTTCTCTCCGCCACAGCTCTATATCCATCTATTCCAGTTTGAATGCTCATTACAGGTTTTTTTTTATTTCCATCATTTTTATCTGTAACCATTCGAATAACAGGGTAAATCTGCTTAAGGAAGGGATCTAGTCCAACGTGTTTGCAAACGTGACCAAACACCGCTATATCATCCATAGACAAACCTTTGAAATAAGTGCGTTGAATTACTTCGAATCGGCTCTTAGTCCACCCGAATTCTCTTAAACAATGCTCATCAGTTAATTGTGGTAAATTTTCTGTACTCATCTTATTTCCTTATTCAAATGTTATTTTTAATGTAGATATTTCAAAATCATAGTCCCAGATCAAAAAACCACCATTGGGGATAAGGACTACATATTCACCTGTATGCACAAACATATTAGCCATAGTACTATAATTATTAAATTTTGCTCCACCCTCGAACTTTTCAACACTAAACAATATTTCCATCTTTTCCTTTACTCATATTTAAAATTTTGTATTATGAAAACACATAACTTTCCTAGTTATTCTTTCGTTGGTTGAGGGCACTCTCCCCAGAGTGCCCTTTCTTTATAGTACACAGTGACTGCAATAAGACTTGCAGTAAGGACAATCATCCTTTTGTGAATCTAGAAAGTCTTTATAACATATTCTGCAAAGCTTGGTTTTCTCGTCTAAATCTGTAAATGGCTCCCCATTTATCATCTCATCTACGTGACCGCATCCCAAGCAGCCTCTATTTAGTTCAATAGGATCAAACATAAAACTCAACTCCTATGCGTTCGATATCGTTAGCGTGTTTAAACATATCCCATGAAAGGGTTTCTAGATATTGCGAATAAACCGAGTTGTAGTTTTCAGGTCGATTTGCGTAATTGTCTAATACTTGAGATACTTTCCTTAAATTATCCACAGCTAATTTTAACTCTAAATTGTTGGCGTTCATATTATTCTCCTCTTAGGGGGATTTCTCCCCCAATTGTTTCTAATTTAAATCTTCTAACATTGTTTCTAAAACTTTTATCATTGACTTGATGTCGATGATCTTCATTGAGCAATTGCAAGCTTCTAATTCTTTTCTTAATGTTCTTATCTCTCTTTTGACTTGCGCTTTCATTTTATTCTCCTTGCGTTTTTTTATCCGTTTCTTTTATGATCGCAATTATTCCAGATTAGGAATTTAAATGCAACAAAAATAAATAAAAAAGAGAAAAATATGACAAATAAACTTCTTGAATATCTCCTTGAAAATGGGATAGGACAAAATTTCTTCGGTAAAAAAGTAAAATGTTGTCAATCTAGTATGTGCAGAATTTTAAGAAAGGGACAGATGCCTACTCTCAAGCTAGCTTTAGCTATAGAAAAACAAACTAAAGGTAAAGTCACGGTTTATGATTGGCTACCCGAAAAGAAAGATGCAACAAAACCACAAAATCGAAAAAAAGATAAACCCGAACAAATACACCAAGAGCCTAAAATCTGAATCGTATTTCATGCCCTCTATTATCGCCAAAAACACTTTTTTCATATCCACCTCATCGGCGATGAAATTACAATAAAACAAAGATTTACACAAATGAATTGATAAAAACATAAATAAATTATAGAAAAGGGGGAGCCAACGCCAATCAGACCCCCCAAAGAGAATAATATATTAGAAAAGAATAATAGGTTTTCAGAAAGAAAACCCGATTAACGCCTGACAGTTTATCACACTCTCGCGTTAATTTCCACCTTTTTTTACAGGATTTTAATGCGAATTAAATCAGATCCCTATATTTGCCCAACCTGCGCTTTCACAATATCAACGTACGGATATCCCTGCACTATCTTAATGGATCTCGCTTGCGCATATTACCTTAAAAATAAAAAACTCACATACCATGATCGAGATATACATGATCGGCTTTTCAAAATACCGCTTCAATTTATGGAACGTAAAGAATTTCTCGTTTCGTCCGAGATTGATGACGTTCATATCAAGATTTTACCTAACTTGCGAAAAGGTAAACTTGATCAATGTACAGGGCGATTCTGCTGGTGTTCTAGGGGTTGAGTGTGGTATAAGGGTGAGAAATGAAAACGCCCCGATTGTAAGTCGAGGCGTTTATCGAGCTGTAAGCCCTATAGATGATTTGGATATCTCTATAGTAGCTCACAGCGAATTAAATCGCAACAATTCTGTGAGGTGCTATGTCTAAGATTCCCTATAGAGCTATACCTATTTCTTTAGAAAATGATCCAACTTGGCTCAAACTATCCCTCAAACGGCGTGCTTTATTTTTATTTTTAGTTCGTGAATCTGTTTCAATAGAATCTTATTCGTATAAAGGGAAGATTCTAACCTTCGGTCAATACGTTTGGTCATATAATAAATTACTTGAAAGATTCAATCAAACCTTAATTTCTGAGGATCAATATAGCAAAATGGGATGTCATTCTGCTATCAAGTTTTTTATTAAAGAAGGACTCGTAAAAGCCGAAAAATGGGGTACCAGTGTACACGCAGAAACACTCATAACCATCTTACATACAGATTGTTACGAGCTACTAAAAAACAAGCAGTGTACAACCTTGAGCGAGGAGTGTACAACCAGTGTACAACATAGTAATTATTTGAGTGTACAACCCAATGAAGATGAAAAACCTGTTGAGGATGATACTAAAGCAGTAAAACCAAAGACTGAAAAAACAAGCAGTGTACAACCAGGAATTTCTTTAAACAATGAGGAGTGTACAACCAAACAAGATCTAACAGAATCTACACTAAAGACAGTGTTTAGAAAAGACAATGTCAGGACGGTGCCTCTTTCTTCATCGAAAGGGGACAATGAGGATATTGTAAAAAAATTTAAGATTCAAGATGAGCAAGCTGAAATATTCAATTGGTTAAACTCGGAAAAGATTGATTCGCCGATTACCACGCTCTGTTACTGGGCTAAAACTTATAGCATGAAAAGATTAAAAGAAGTCCATAAAGCTGCTGTGATGGCTAAGCCAAAGTATAAAGGAAAAGATAAAAGCATTGGTGCTTTGATGAATCATTTGCTTAAGAATGAAATTCCTGTAGAAACTAACTCTAAGAGCGAAAATATTGCTTTTATGGACGGATTTATGGATAGAGAACCACTCATGAACTGGAAAATTGAAAAGAAATATGTGTCATGTGAAATCAAAGGAATTCGTAAGGAAATATTTCTAGATATTCACCCACAATCATTTGTGGATCAATTAATAATGTTAGAAAATCAATTTAAGGAAAGTAAAAATGTCTAAAATAAGACTTAAAAATAATGAACTTATAAAGTTTGATAAACTTACAGGAATTACAAAGATAGATGAAAAGTTTTATGTTTATTTTAATTATGCTACATACAAATTTGACTCTGAATTAGGAAATGTCGTGGGAGAAGGAAACTCAGTTGAAGAAGCGTTAATAGAGGCTTTTAAAAATATAAATAAAAGAATGGTTAAATGGGCTAACAGACTCGACAGATTAACAGATTCATTGAAATTTGATCCTTATCAAGCATGGTATGGAGATCCAAAAGATAAAAAAGCTGAAAGAAGAAGAATTGGAGTATCAACAAAAAGTAAGAAAAGTTGGATTTCAGAAGAAGATGCATGTTTTGAAATTCATGATCCAGCACCCAATTGTCCATATTAAAACCTTGCGGTTAAATGACTTAAATGGTAAAATTAATACAAATGGAGATGAAATGAAATTACTAAGCACAAACGAAGTTCATTCGATACTCATGCGAAAATTAAATAATATAGCTATTCGAATGCCCAGAAAAGAAAGTGAAAAAGTGTTATATATTATTTCACAACTAGAAAATCTTAAGTATTTTCCTGAAGATATCAGGACTAGTGAAGATTATTTCGATGAAGATTAAAAACTTGACCCTAAACTATATAAAATGTAAATTTTAATTATGAACGAATCACTAGCTAAACAACTACATGACCTGATTTCAGCAACAAAAATAAATATCGCTGACCACACATCAACAGCTATACAACACACATTTCAAGAGATGGAAACTTTAGAAAATAATGTTAATAAATTAATTGAAAAACAAAACACAAAGAGCGTAACAAATGACAAATAATAATTTTGAATTTAAAAGCTATATCCCTACACCAACCGATCAGTACATGCTAGGCATCGCTAAAGTTAAACTTTACGGAAAAATCGTGGTTAACTTCAAACATGTCAAAACGAAAGACGGCACGGGAACTTTCTTCTGCACCAACAACTACAGTTTGACAGATGCATCCGGAGAAAAGAAATATCTCTCTTGCGTACTACTCGACAGCCGCGATGATGAAGATGCTTTGATGGAGTATATCCGCGATTGTGTAACAAAGATTCAGCAGCAACGAAGTGTACACCAAGCGCAGCCTAATTCAGGTAATTTTGCTCTAGGTCAAGCTCAACCGCAAGCTTACTATCCGCACGGTGGCGCAATTCAAACTCAGCCGCAAGAGGTCGCCAAAGAAGCCGAACTTCCGTTTTGAGTATGAATATATGCTAACAGATGGCTTAATTTCGCATATACAGACCGATGAAGCGATTAAAAAGGTCAAAACAAGAAAAGCCAAGGTTAAGTCAAAACAGGCTAGCCTTGGCCTTCCAAATGATTCCGCTGAATTTAAGACTAAAACAGCGAAATCCCCTAAAATTCCTCACATTCCGCTAGATTTCGAAACAAAAATCTTCCCAAACGTCGACCTCCCTAAACTAATTTCTTTAACTCTACCCATTCGCACAGTCTCCGAAGCTAACTGCTTCGAACCTTGGCAAAAAAAACACAAACGTCACAAAAATCAGAAAAAGATTGTATTTTTTGCTCTCCTTGAAGTAAAACATTTGATTAAACTTCCATGCAAAATTAAATATATTCGCTATGCTCCAAAAGAATTAGATGTATTTGAAAATTTACCTATGAGTTTCAAATATATTAATGATTCGGTTTGTGCTGAAATTACCGGAGATTATAGGCCAGGAAGAGCTGACGGAACTAAAGAAATTACACAATCGTGCGACCAAGTAAAATCTAAACAATATGCTGTAAAAATTATTATTGAGTTTTAAGTCATCACAATCTGAAATACCAGTGAAATTTATACATGACAAACAACTCATATATAAAATATGCCGAAATTTATACATGATTACCATCCATAATCTTTCCTAACATTCAAACTACGCTTTTTAGGAGAACGCTTTAACCAAGCCTCATTACTCTCCTCAATCGTCCAATTCTTACTCGTACACGGTTCTTGACAAAAACGCTGCGTGTTTTTAACAGGCAAAAACTTCTTACCACATTTCGAGCAAATCCTGATATTTAATCCTTTCATAGTTTATCAAATCCTCGGCAAATATTATGCTCCAAAATATTCATACGATTATTTAACTCCATGAAACGTCTAGCTAATTCCCCATGACGTGCATACAACGACTTACGCACCTTCTCATTGCTCTCACGCATTAGACGAATCTCCTCCCGCATCAAATCCGATGCACTCATATCACGAAATAAATCCAATTGTATCAACATAATAACACCAACTCATAATAATATTTTTGCACAGCAAACATACCATAATACACATTTACTTGTCATTAATTAAATAAATTGCTATCACTACTATAAAAAGGATTATACATATGCTACAACCGCTCGGAAAACGAATTATCATCGCCCCTATTCACAAAGAAACTAAATCTACTCTACTACATCTCAAACAAGAACCCACGCTTTCATATACTGTTATAGCTGTCGGCGATGAAGTTAAAAAAGTTATACCCACCGATATTATCATTGTAGATCTATATGCCGTCTCTGAACTAATCTACAATGATATTAAATACTACCTAATCCACGAAGATAACATTCACGCTATTGTAAAGGCTTAATATGACTTGTGAACCTTCTCAGCCCGCTAAAATGGGGCGCCCAGCATTTGATAGAATGAAAATAGTAAATGACTTCGTCAATTGGGCAAAAACTAATCCAGACGCTTGGACAGTCCCACAATTTGCCACTTCAATTGATATCAATAGTGCAATGATGAATCAATGGGCAACTCAGGAAGGCGAGGACAGTGAATTTACTAGATCCTTTATACTTGGCAAGGAACTAATAGGCATAAATAGATTGCATTCCTCCATGATTCAAGAAGGTCAAGATAAACCTGCAATGGATCGTGGAACATATTTAAGAGGGATTGGTAATTACGACAAAGATCAAAATATATACGAACGCGGCGAACGTAAATTCGATATCGAATGTAAAGCTAAACTAGACAAAGATGATAAAAAACACGTCGACGAAGATCTTGTGAAGCGATTAGATAAAACATTCGATCAATTATCTGAAATACAATCCTCACTAAAAAATGCTAAAATCAAAATCAAAAGAGATGAAAAATCATAATGTGTAATGGGTGTGCTCATGGCATACTCAGGAAGATTTTCAATGCTTTTAATCATCTCCTTGAGCATATCAATTAACTCAGCTTTACTTGGTTTTTTATGGCCATCTTGATTGCTATTGTTGCTATCACACTCTATACTGTTTTGGGAGCCACTCTTCTGTGGATTACTAGATGATTCAACTTTCACAATAATTTCATTACCCTCATCGTCAACTCTCAAGAAATTACTCCAATTCTTTGCAGCGCATTTCATAGCATCGCCCCCTTCAACATGAATTTCACCGCATTTGCATATAACGAAATCAGTCGGATGGAAGCTTTCAATAACACTAGAGCACAGTTTACATTTAGCGCGGTTTTTCATATTACTCCTTAAATGCTTCTAATAAATGAAGAAACAATTGAGTTTCACTCATATCAGGATGTCTAAAACGATAAATAGTAGTTTTTATTAAAATATAGGCCACCATCATTCCAAGCAAGAAACTTAGGATTTTTTTATACTTCATTTGTGGTTTCACTCATTTATAATCGGATGTTAAAAGAATAATTAATATTATTATAAGCAAATAGATTGCGATTTTTTCCCATCTTTTTTTGCTTTTGGTGGCTGCTTCAGCTTCTTCTCTAAGTGTGTAATCTTTTTTTTTAGTTTTTCGTTTTCTATTTGCAAATCAAAATTAGATTTTCTCAAATGTTCTTGATTATTTAAAACCGTGTTATAATTATTTTTCATTCTTTCATAATCAGCTAATCTAGGATCATGAGCCTGCTTGAAATACTCTTTCTTCATATCGTAGATGTTAGCGTAACGATAGCCCCCGTATCCGGCATATTGAGATTGTTTACCTAAATTTTCATTCCACCATTTTTGTGATTCATCTGCATATTTTCTATACTCTTCTTCACTCATAGTGGAAGACTGAGAAAACTTGTTAGCCGGTATCCATGACTCATATTGACGTGTTAATTCTCGCATTAACTCGTCGGTGCCGCCCTGATCGGGATGCAGTTTCTTGGCCAATTCTCTGTAAAGCCGCTTTACATCGTCTTGAGTCTTGCAGTCTTTAAAATAATTCATTTTTTCCACTCAAACGTGCTATAGGGATTCATATCTTGATTCATTGCTTCTTTAAGTTTTTTTTTCGTTTTAAAAACATGATGTTTGGCGTTTAATTTTAACCTTTCCTGGATGAAATCATCCATTTTATAAAATTCTTCCATAATCTTGTCTTTTTCATTTTGCGTACGTTCAACGTTTAATTTCATCAATAAAAATAATTCTTGGTCATCCATGACAAATAATCTTTTGTTTAGTATGATGCGTATCAAATGATACACAAGGTTTTTGAATATGGCAAGTATAACAGTAAGAATATGCAAAGATGGCACTGAGAGTTATAGAGTGCTAATAAGAAAGAAAGGGGTTTACAAATGCAAAACATTTAAGTGTAAAAAAGCAGCTATAGTTTGGAGTCTACAAAATGACCCAAAGTAAACCTATTGGCCCTTGGAGTCCAAAACAAATAGAATTCATGGCTAATTGTACCAAGCATTGGAATCTTGCGCACGGTGCAGTATCAACAGGTAAAACAGTTGGAACATTATTCGCATTCATGCACGCTGTTGACTCATGTCCAGACTCCCAAATATTCATGGTTGGACATTCATCCGACACAATATATCAAAATGCTATCCGATTGCTTATGGAGACTGATGAATTAAGTATGTTCCGGCCATTCTGCGCGTGGTTTGCAGGTCATAGACGCTTACATTATAAAGATAAGATTATCCAAACACTAGGCGCAAAAGATGAAGGCGCAATGGGAAAATTCCGCGGTCTAACAGCTTCTCTAATGTATTGCGATGAAATGACGCTCTATCCCGAAAACATTATCAATATGATTGATACTCGATTGCGTAAAGTGCATAGCCGGGGATTCGCTGCCATGAATCCAACATATCCCTCTCATATATGCAAGCAATGGATAGACAAAGCAGAAGCAGGCGATCCTAATTATTATTCACTCCACTTTGAATTAGACGACAATCCTTTCCTTGAAGAAGATTATAAGAATCGTATCCGTAATAGTTCCACAGGGCTATTCTACAAACGAAATGTACTCGGTTTGTGGTGTCTGGCTGAGGGAGCAATCTTTGACTTTTTCGATCGTGCATATCATGTGCTTTCTAAACCCCCGGCAGCCGCCGAATATTGGGTCGCTGGGATTGATTATGGTTTTAGTAATGCTTTCTGTTGCTTGATTATGGGTGTGAATACTGGACACGCTACCCAGACAGGAAAGAAAATGTGGATTGAAAAGGAATTCTATTGGGACTACAAGAAACAAGGTCGACAACTACTCAACAGTGAATTTGCCGACAAAGTGCAAGATTTCCTTGAACCGTATGCTTGCCGTGCTGTCTATATTGATCCATCCGCGGCATCTATGAAAGCTGAATTAGATAGGCGAGGAATACATACAGTATCAGCAGATAATGATGTCTATAATGGCATTCAAATAATGACTAACGAAATGAATAAGGGTAATTTATACATATTAAATGACTGCAAGAACCTGATTAGAGAGATTGAATCATATGTATGGGATTCAAAGAAAGCTGCCCAAGGTGATGATGCTCCAGTAAAGAAGGGGGATCATGCCGTGGACGCATTAAGGTATCTACTGGCGACGCACAAAGTCTCAACTTATCAGCCTTACAAACACAATCCGAATGAATATATTCGCGAACGCTTTAAACCTTCGAGATAAATAATGGAATATCAAATTATTCATGATGACTGCCTCCATGCTATGCAACAAATGGCAGATAATTCTGTTGATTTTATCGTCACTGATCCTCCGTATGGACTTCATTTTATGGGTAAATCATGGGATAAGTTTAATAAATCTAATTTTGATGAAAATGGAATGCATAAACATCTTGATAATGCCTCTATTGATGGTAGGTCTTGCAATGTTAGAAAAGTTTATTGCGCAAATGCTGTAGCTGGTACTTATGATGAAAATCTTAACGATGAATTCCAAGAGTTCATTCGCATTGTTGGTATCGAAATGCTGCGCATATTGAAACCAGGTGGAATGCTTGCCATGTTTGGTGCGCCTAGACGTCACCATAGGCAAATGTCAGGGCTTGAAGATGCAGGATTTGAGATACGCGATTGTATTGCTTGGATATTCGGACAGGGATTCCCTAAGTCTCACCGGATTTCCAAGCACTTAGATGCATATCTACAGGAGGCCGATATTTGCCAGTGCGTCGAAAATAAGCCATGCAACGAGTACACAATCCCTTTGCAAAATGCTTTCGACCACATTTGCAATTTGGATATTTGGAAACAAGCGGTAAATGTAACTGAAAATGATCTTTATGATTTGAAAAAAGTTCTAGGTTTTCAGGATGATTATCAGTTCGATCACCATTCTTATGATGAATTTCTTCGCCTTTCTTCAATTCTCTATCTAAAACTTTTTCCATCACAAGAATGTGTTCAAGAACATAACCATTATGACGCGCCCTATGATGTTCAGGTTTACGAATCATTATATAACCTTTTACAGGTTCGATATAACGACCTCCTTTCCAAGCAGGATTTAATTCTCTCTTCATTTTATCAGCTTGTTTTTTCCTTGCTTGAGGGGTATAAAGTTGATCATGGGAGCGCAGACGATTGGCACAAGAAGTTGAACAAGCAGCAGGATTTTTTAACTTCTTTTCATAAGCTGGTCGAACGTAAAAACCCCTTGAACATATTGGACATTTTTTGTTTGGTATTCTGTTTACCTTTTCCATTAATTAAACTCCTTTCTTTAAGGAAACTCGAAACCATAATACCATGGTTTGATATATGTTTGCAATGTAATAGATTAAAAGATCACTGGAAAGGTTATGGAACCGCTCTCAAACCAGCTTATGAACCGATTATAATTTGTATGAAACCACTTGACGGAACATTTGCCAAGAATGCTGAAAAGTGGGGTGTTGGTGGGATTAATATTGAATCTAGCAGAGTCGGCGTATCTCAGCACGAGAAAGACCTGTTGCCCTTAACTTTTGATAACGAATCTTTTTCTTCTCCTGAATTTTGTTGTAATGCTCTTTTCGGTATTTCTTCTGCGCTAAAGACATGTAACAATTTTTGCAAAGATCATTGGCGTAATGGTCTAAAACTGGATGGCACTTCGATTTCGGTCTTTGAATATGAGTCTCTCGTAGTTCTCCTGTATCCCAATGGTGTTTGGTGTGGGTTGAATTTGTCATTAATTCAAGATTCTCAATCCGATTGTCCAGTTTATCGCCATTTATATGATGAACTGCTTCCCAACGCTCTAAAGAACGCCCTATTGTCTGCTCCATTATTAGGCGATGCTCTGCACGATATTTTCCAATTCCTACTTTTACCTGCCAATATCCATTTCTTTTGTAACGACCTCCCTTCCACCTTGGATGTGTTGGACCTTCTTCGTGCATTATTAAACCCTCTTTTTAATCCTACATTATATTTATCCCAGACAAAAATGTCAAGTGGAAGATGGCCAAGTAATTTGATACTAAGTGAAGAATCAGCCGTTGAGCTGGACAAGACGACAGGGAATCTAAAAGGAAATTGTGGAATTAAAGGAAAGTTTAGAGGTCAGAGACATTCAGGGCAATTTGCAGGTGGTGGAATAAGTGGAGAAAGAGAATATAATTTTGAAGGTTACCATGATAATGGTGGAGCCAGCCGTTTTTTTAAAATAGTTGACCAAAACAATAGTCGATTCCTATATTGCGCCAAAGCCTCATCATCCGAAAGAAACAGAGGGCTTGACAAACCATGCTCACATCCTACTGTAAAGCCATTATCATTAATTAAGTATATTATTAAATTACTTGCACCTCCAAATAAGCCAATCATGCTTGACCCATTTTTAGGATCGGGAACCAGTTTAGTCGCAGCCAAAGAATTAGGTATATCAGCCATTGGAATTGAAAAAGAAAAGGAATATGTTGAGATTGCAACTAAAAGGCTAGATGCTGCAAAATGTATCAATCAAATGGAGATGTTTAATGGATAAAGATGAGTTATTAATATTATTTGAAAAATTAACAGAAATTGGAAATTTAATGGCATACCCAAAAGATGACCAAGAAAATCTATTTGATGCATGTGTAAAATTAGGATTTTTAATAGGGTGGATCGATACTAAATTAAATGGTTATGATCCAGAAATCGATGAGAAAGCCAATGAAATGGATTAAAGTCACAGATAAATTGCCTGAAAAATCAGGTAGATATTTAGTTTATGAAAAAAAAGAACCTCATTGCCATAATTGTGCAGCATATAATTATCCAGTGAAATGTTGTGAACCCAATATTGCTTATTTCCGTTGTTTTCAATTAAGAAACTGGGAACATTTTACACAATGTAATAATAAATGTAACCCCACTTACTGGATGCCACTTCCGGATAATCCTGAATGAATATATCACCCGAAACTCTATCCAAAGCAATCAAACTATTCAAATCAAGCCGAATAATATCTACAGCACTCCTGATGCGTAAATTTAAATTAAGTTTAGAAAGTGCATTAGAGATATGCCAAATAATAGAAAAACGCTTTCCGAATCTATGGAGAGAGGGGAGAGAGGAATTTAACAGGAAGATGAAGGTTTAGATGGAAACTAAAGTAAAAGTCACAAAAGAATTATACCGAATGTGGGATTCATATAATCGTTATCAGCGATGGAGTGCCAAGAAAACATTAGAGGCGATTAAGGTATATTATGGAATGGATTAAATGCTTTTAATTAATTCGATCTTGTTGTATGATATTCTCGAGGTGAAATATGCAACAAATGTCAGAAAAAGATAAAGCAAGGTTTTGGACAAAAGTTAATCAAACTGATTATTGTTGGGAGTGGCAAGCAGGAAAAGACAGTAATGGATATGGACTTTTTAGACATTATGATGAACAAAGAGCACATCGTATTGCTTATCAATTAATATATGAAAATATAGATCACAATATTTTTGTTTGTCATAAATGTGATAATCCGTCTTGTGTAAATCCAGACCATCTTTGGTTAGGAACGCCTAAAGATAATAATGATGATAAAAAAAAGAAAGGTAGATCTAGGCACGCGGGTAGGGTTTCACAATATTATGGTGTAACTTGGCGTACAGATTCAAAGAGATGGAGAGCGTATTTGATAATTAATAAGAAAATGAAACATTTAGGGTGTTTTGGAAGTGAAATTGAGGCTGCAAAGGCTCATGACATCGCATCCTTAAAAGAATTTGGTAAATATGCAACTGTTAATTTCCCAAACCCACCGCAGGAATAGTTATGAATAAAAAATCATTTTCGTGGCGTAACGAAATAGATAAACATAAATTTATTTACATCCCTCCTCAAGTAACAAGAGAAAAAGTGGATTTAATATTTCCTTGGAATGGAAAAGAATATAAAGTTAAAGAAATTCCATATAAAGGGGTTAAGTAATAGTTATGGATGATAAACCAGATTTTGCTTTTGGAAAGAAAATAGCTATTTGCGAGTCTATAGATACTTTTGAAAATAGAATTATTATATTTCATGTATTAGAAAGACTATTCCAGTGTATGAAAGAAACAAATGAACTTCACAAGGTCAATTCAGAATATTTTAGGTTAGATTTTAGACCACAAAACTTATTCGAAGATCTGTCTCAAGAATTCTCTAGAGATATGTTGGTGTTAGATTTGAAATGGGGATCTAAGAAGGAATTGGAAAAGGTTAAGAAATCTAACAATAATATTGATGCGAAAGATGGGGAATGATGAACGAAAAATATGGGTGTAATCCAATTAGAGAATCATATTTTAAATTAGAAAGTAGAAAAGAGAAAAGAAAGAAAAATTTAATCGGAATTTTACTTAAATTTATTGAATTTTGTGATAAACATCCAGAATGCGGATTAGTTCAATCCGAATTTCAAGGAAAAGAAGTGAAGATAATTAACGAATTCTTAGAAAATGATTAACATTATTTTATTGCGAAAACGTGTAAATTATGAATGAAGAATATTGCTCTCAATGTAATCCCGAACTATTTGTATTATATGGTTATTGCATAAATTGCGGTAAAAGATGTTACCCTCCACTTATGGAAATTAAAAATGATATGGGTGATTTTATAAGTTCTGAAGAATGGGAAGAATACCCAGAATATCTAACATATGAGCAATTACAAGGCATTAAAAACGGTACACTTAATTTTATTGCGAAACCTGTTAAAGATGAATTTCATCTACCTTACAACCCATTGTGAGCAATGTAACGCGAAGTAATTAACATCATAACCTAAATTATCAGACGTGGATTATGAAAAAACTTGAAAAGGTTCCAGAAAATCAATGGACAAACGTTCCTAAAGGTTTATTGGAAGCATGGACAAACAAAGAATTCTTAGTTCAAATAAATCAAGAAATATCTGGAATAAGGATTACAATAAATAAATTAAAACATAAAATAATCAAAGGTGAACCAATTTGGAATGATGGTATTTCTTGGGATCAGATTCAAGAAATAAAATCATTAGTTGGTTATGGTGATAAATGGGCTGTAGAGTGTTTCCCGCCTAACAAGGAAGTAATAAATGTGGCTAATATGCGTCATATATGGATATTAGATAATTCCCCTGAATTTGGATGGCATAAATTTGCTAATCCATTTTCTTTCAATCATTTTTATTATCCTTAATATCTTTTAAACGCTCATTAATCTCAATTGGAATTAATTTTCCTACAAATTTACAGTCTTTTCTAGGTTTTAAACTAGCGATTAGATCATATCCAAGATCAGAAAATTTAGTAGCAGCCATATTTAAAGACAAAGTAGCAAACTCAAGAGTAGGTCTATATTTTTCATCCATCATCTTCCTCACCTATTACGCTCATATTTTCAATAATATCACATAATCTTTCTAGCAATTTAAAAGCTTTAGAAGGATGGTCGAACATATTAATCATTAATGTAGAAATGACACTTGTAATAACATTGTTCAGTGTTTTTTCATCACATTCCTTGGTTTTTTCAAATATATATTCTGAAATATCGCAAGTTAATTCCTTGAGATCTTCAATATCATCAAGTGGTATATTCATTTTTACCAAACATTTTAAGAAAATCAGAAGCAGGAGTTGATAATAATGCAGGATTAAAACTTTGTTTTATTCGTTCGGATTCACTCATTTTTCTTTAATCCTTTTTCTTCTCTCGCATTGACTAAAAATCTCATACCATTTTGAAGACTTTGCAGAACAAAATTAAAAATGTGATCAGGAATATTTTCATAGGATAAACCTTCAATCGAATGTTTCATTCCTTCAATAATAATTGACTTAAGTTGTGCTTCCAATTCATCAGATGTTTGGTCATTCATAATACGTACGCCCTTTCATTTTATAGATAAAATCTTCAACTGCTTTGCAGTCTAAATAATCACCTCTGAAATAGACTACCGCGCATCCTAAATAAGGGGCATCAGCTGTTAAAGTAAATAGTTTCATTTCATTGAATTCCTCAATTGCTAACTTCAGAGGATTATCTTTCATTTCGTCAGCATTTACCCATATACCGCAATCACATTTATTATTTTATATTTCAGAACCACACATGTCACAAATTGTCTTCATTTTTCTTTAATCCTCTAAAGATATATGGTATATATTAAAATTTACATTAGGGGGAAATCTTGGGTTTATACTATCCACCTTGGAATAATGCTTTAGAACCAAATCAAGGTAACGTCCGACAATGGCTTGACAATCTATATTCCAAATTTCAACCGATCGAGCAATCACGCTGGAATCAGAGTAATATTGATACATTATTCTACGCTGGTTCTCAAACATTCGTCAACCGTTATTTCAATTTTTCTCCTACAACATCTCATCAACAATACTACTTCAATTTGATCCAACAGCCCATTAATATGATTACAGGGTATGAACGACAACATCGGAAGAATTTTAGTTATGTACCGACAGAAGGAGCAGATCCCAAAACTACAGATCAATACACTAAAATCATTACGCATGCCGCGAATGCAGGCGATATACACGAACAGAAAAGCAAAGCTAAAGAATTGGCAGCAGTTAGTGGTATGGTGCTCGTTCAACCTTATCTGGATTATACGGGAGACGATCAAGCCCAAGGACAATTAAAAACTAAAATATGGGAATATAATGCGTTTCTCGTTGATCCGTATTTCAGAAACCCTGACATGTCCGATGCTCAGTTTGTGTGGTGTCAAGAATATATATCTAAAAAAGAGGCGGAGTTTAGGTTTCCAGATAAAATCCAACAAATCGCGCCTATGTCTGGTACACCACAGCGTTATGGATCGTTTTATTTCCTACCTGAAAACTATAATATGGCCCGAAACGACCTCATGGTACTATCGTACGTGTGGTATAAGTGGAAAACAAAAAAGAAGCGTCTTTATAGTCGCTCTAGAAATCAATTCTTTGATTTCGCTGGTGGAGAAGAAAACCTGGAAGCCCTCTTATACAATATATCGGATATGGAGGAAGTAACCGTCGAAGTTCCTTGTTGGAAATTAGCAACGATATTAAACGATCAATTAATGTTTATAGGTGAGAATCCACTCGGTAATTTCATGCCTTTTGTTCCATATTACTGGAACTATGAACCGCATATAAACTACTATGACCTGCGTGTGAGGTCATTAGTCCGTACTATGCGCGATCCCCAATTCTTGATGAATTATAAAATAATTACTAATAATGATATCGCTTCGGCTACTATCAATGCGGGGTGGAAACGCAAGGTGGGGGCTGTAGCTAATGAGGACAATCTAAAGAAATCTGGTCAAGGTTGGGACGTCATAATAAACGAAGGTTACGAAATGACAGACTGCGAGAAGATCATACCTTCAGCAGTGCCAGAAAGCGATTTGGCTTTGGCTCAACAAATGAACGATTTAATATGGTCAACTTCAGGAATTAATCTAGAAAACTGGTCAGGTCAGCAAGATAAGCAGATAAGTTCACTCACAATGTTGCTTAAACAAGCTGCTAATCTAATGGTATTTCAAAAGTATTTCGATCAATGGGATTATGCTGATAAATTGCTAGGGGATAAATTATTGCAAATAGTATTAAACAATTGGAATGCTGAAAAATGCAGTCTATATATAGGCGAAGAGCCGACACCGCATTTCTATTCAAAAGTATTTGCGAAGTATCAGTGTTTAGTCGAAGAATCGGATTTAACACCTACTCAGCAAAATCTACAAGCTCAACAAATGATTGATATGAATCAGATGTTCCAGAGAGAAGTGTTTCCACCTTCAATGATTATTCCTAAGCTTAATATCACTGGTAAAGGCGAAATCATTCCATATCTACAGCAACAAGAGCAACAGATGCAGGCTCAACAATCTGAGGCTATGAATATCCAGCATACAGTTGAAGAAATGAAACTCAAAGAATTAATGTCTAAGATTCATAATCAATTGTCACAAGCTCGTGAGAGAGATTCTAGAAGTGAATCTAATGTTGGACTATTTGAAGAGCGTATGAGTATGATTAGTAAAAATCATGCTCTCGCAAGTAAAGAAAAAATGGCAGCACTTGAACAATTGCTTACTACTATTCAGAAATTTGGTGAAGTAGAAACATTATTGAAAGCAAATAATCTTGAATCCATTAAGTTTGATGATGAAGAATTAGAAAAGAATTCACGCCAAAATGTTGAGAGACAAGAAGCTTCCAAAAGATTTATGGAGCAGATTATGAGTGTTCAACCTATGACTGGTAAAGGACAACAGCAACAAGGTCAACAAAATCCTCAACAACAATTAGCAGGAATGTTATAGTTAAAATAAAGATTTAAAACAAGCCGATATGGCTTAAGGAGTATATATGAGCGGTGGAAAATCCATAACAGATCACGCCTTTTTTGCTGGATCTGGATCACCTAAGTTTCCTAAAGGTGTACATGAGAAAGAATATTCTAGCGCAGAAAGTGCAGGTGCGGTTTCTCAATACGAGGACACAACCGAAAAAATTAAAGAACAGCAAATGATGGGTGATAAAAAAATCAAATCTCATCCTCATAAAGCTGGATATCGTAATTAATTTTTTTCATTAAGGGGTTTTTGGAAGTATTGACAGGTTTCGGGTGACTAGTCGTGTTTGGAACCTTGTATAACAGAGGCAATATGAAAAGAGAAAAAGAACAAATTAATTCAAAATCTGGTTTTAAAGATCCTATTGCTATTAGAGAGCAAAGGGAAAAAGATTCGCCTAAAGATGGTAAAAATTCACCATATGATTGGAGATGTCCACAATATGATCAGAGATCATCTAATTTTATCAATGCTGGCACTCATTATGGAGTAGGTCATAAAACGCCTATTGGCCATGAAGGTAATCCAAAGCAAAGAGTGGCTACGCTTCCTTACGGGACTCATAGTACTATGAGAGATGATGAGAGAGGGTAATCATGCCAATATCGGGAAATGCTCAACCATTCAATCGCCAACAGCCTAAGCCTTATAAAAAAAATAAACAGGCTCATGTAGCCAATACTAAATATGGTATGGGCGATCACTATGGGCAAGGTATTAAAGCCAAGATGGGGCGTATGCGTAGCGACTCAGTGGGTTTTATTCCTGTGAGTAAGAAAGGGATTAAGACTCCGCCTCGCTCTCTAGCTTAGATTCGAAATATTTATCAAATCGATCAATTCCATATTTTTTCTGTAATTTTTTTAGAGGTTTTTCTTTTAATTTTTCGATTCTTTTCTTAGTTTTAAATTCAATATCTTTGATTTTTGACTGAAGTTTATAATCTTCTTTTAATTCTGATTCGATTTTATTATTCAGGCATTTTTGCATTCTGAACATGGCAAGAAAATGATCTTGTTCGGTGAATTTTTCTTTTTTAAGTTCATTAGTAGTGAAAATAAAAGGAATATCTGCTGGAAATAAAACCGTATTATATTCTTTAGGAATCTTAACAAAATTGATAAATTTACCATATTTACCAATTTCACTAAGATTTATGTCTACATTATCTAATGGTTCTATGTCTTTTTCCATTTATCCTCAAAATCTACAAGTGGAGGCAAATCGAAGTATGTCCAATGGCTAATTGGTTTAAAACATAGATTTTCTTTTAAAACTCTATGATTTTCTTGATATACGATTTGTTGAACATATCTATGATTACCAACGAGGATCTGATGACCTTCTTTTGGTAATTCATCTTTAAACGCTTTCCAGTGCATCTTTTACCTCAATTGGAGTAGCTGCTCCATCGTCTGAATTAGCCATTGCTTTAACTGCTTCTTCAGCTTTTTTCTGCACTTCCTCTCTATATTCCATCAAAGGTAGAAGCATTAAATTACATACTGTATAAAGTAAATTGCGCTGTCTAATCTCATAATCTAAAGGGTCACATGCTTGACAAGCATGTTGAAACATTTGCTCAAATTGCTGTAAATTTTTCATCGTCTTTTCGTCCATATAAATTCTCCGTTCTTTTTTCTTGGTCTATTTCTGTTGCTACAGTGATATAAATATGCCTGCATCGTTCATCAGGTAAATCATCTGGATCAAGTCTTTCTAAAACATTCCTAAAGTTAAGAAATTGATTAATACTCCAAATGACTAATTCATTTTCGGTAACTTTACCTTTAAAATATTGATTCCACATTTCACGCGTTGGCAATAACCAACATATTTCTAATTCATCGGTGTTTGATTTTGCCCTGAAAAGATATGAATTAGTTTGCGCCTTGGGTTTGGTTAGTCTAGGCTGCCATATCATACGCTTATTAACTCCATCGTCAGCAGTGCGAGGATGTGCGAATAAATAGACATAAGGGGAGTATTGTTGTAATCCAATCGATAATCTATTTTTTTTTAGACAATCTTCAGCTCCTTGGAATATATTTATTCCCTGATCTTGCTTGAGATGTTCTAAACGATCATGAGTTTCAAGTCTTTGGATTTTCATTTTGCAATTTCTCTATTTCTCTAACGATTTTTTCCATTAAGATATCTAATCCGCCTTGTGTTAAAGGAGTTATTTTAGAATATTCTAAAACTTCACGTAACGTCATTTTATCAAAACCATTGAAAGGTTCTTTATTATTCATCTATTGCTCTATATTTCAAAATTTAGTTTAATGAAAAAAAATTAACCGCATGTCAGCGTTACGACAAAAGGAAATTTCAATATGACATCACCCACAAATGAAAGTCAAGAAAATGATGTAGCAAATAATGCTCAACCGAATAATAGAGAAATAAATTTCCGAAAACAAGAAGCTATGTATTTGAGACAACTGGATCAGGAAAGACAGGAAACGGAAAAATTAAGACAAGAATTAGATGCTAGCCGACGAGCACAAATGGTTCAAGAGGATGATGATGACTCAGAACCTTATGTGAACCATAAAAAATTTAATAAAAGATTTACTGCTAATAATCAAGCTACACAAACAGAAATTCAAAAGGCCATGGAAATAGCTAAAAGATCAGCTAAAGAAGAACTAAAACAAGAAATGTGGTTAGAAAATAATCCTGATTTTTATGATGTTCTTCAAAAGGCTAATGATTTCGCACAGCGCGCTCCAAAACTAGCAGAAAATATTCTAAAAATGCCTGATAATTTTGCACGTCAGCAATTAGTTTATCAAACTATCAAAGAAATGGGAATAGATAAACCTGCTCAAAAGCAATCAACTATTCAAGATAAAATCGATGCTAATAAAAGATCTCCATATTATCAACCAACAGGTTCTAATAGCGCACCATATGCAGCAGTAGGGGACTTTTCAGCCACTGGCCAGAAGAATGCCTATGATAAGATGCAGCAACTTAAAGCATCTTTAAGAATTTAATGATAGAAGAAATCGAATTTTGTAAATGGACATCTTTAACATGGGAAGATATACACAATCTGCCTATTGATAAATTTAATATATTAGCAAAAATGCAATCAACCCTATTTCCAGATCTTCTTAAAATTATTGATGAAGAAGAAATTATTGATACTTTTTACAGAGAATATAAACGAGAAAGATTGAATTAAATATTGGATTTGATATAGTGAAATTTCGCAACCATGCGTCAAATGGTATCGCATTCATGCGTCAAATGATGTCAGCGTAAGAGGACTATCGCTACCTCGCAAGATGTGAAAGAAAACGGACGTAATACGTTGTGTCGTCCACGGCTCACACATCACATTAACATGTAACCATAAGGTTATCATGTCGATCACGACTACAGGCAATTTAGGGCCGCTGATTCTGCAATCACTTGCACCAGCTATGCTCTATGTGCCAACGCCCACAATGAACAACATCATCGTTTGCGACAAGGTTTCAATGCCTGCAAATGGTGGTACTACATGCAGATTTATGCGCCCACGCGCTCTGCAACCGCCAACTATTCAGTTGGGAAATTCTGGTATTGATCCACCAGCTCAAGTGCCTCAAAGAGATATCATAGACGCACAAATGGCCTTTTTCGGGACTGGATGTATAATCAATGAACAGGTTATCCTCCAAGATCAAGAAGGTGTTTTAGCTTGGGTGTCAGAGCGTTTAGCTGTGGCAATGAGACAAGCTGAAGATTTAATTTTACGGGATTATATTGTTTCTGCGGCATCTGAATTGATGGCTGGAGGCGGATCAAACGGGGATAACCCGAGCAATCTAGGCCTTTCAGATTTCTCTTTAGTTGCAACAACACTCGATAAACTTTGTGTCGAGTATAAACCCTCAATAATTGACTTAGAACTCCTACTTGCTGCGTAAAGTATACAGTAAGGGACAATAAGGGGCAAGCAGGAAATTTTCCGTGCAGCCTGACAGACTAAACTTAAGGGACCCAGTAATGGGTATGCGATAGTCGAGCCTGTATAGTAATATACAGAGGTAGCAGAAATGACTACCCGCTTAAATGATAGGTTGGTTGAGTTGACGAGTTTTTTGATAAATTTCTTCCCTTCCAGAAAAATCTTTGGAAAGAACTTTTTCTCTAAGTTTCATCAATTCAGCGCAAATAGGTTTTTTGTGAACCAAAAAAGGATAAATACCTTGAAGAATAGGATCAAGTTGCAAATTTGCAATTCTCCAAAGCATTTGGTTTCTACAGTTAGGAAGATGACTTTTATCCAAAAAATGAAATTGTCCTCCGAATTTTCTAGAAACCCAATAAAAAAATGGAGATTTAGAATTATTGCATTGCAATTGTGCTCTATATGTAGGAGTTTTTCCTCGTTTTTGCATGACCTTGCTAATGTCGAGACTACATTCAGCATCAACAAAACCTGCAAGATAGGCAAAATCTTCTTTAGTTGCTTTAAGAGTATTTCTCAAGGATTCTATTTCTTCTTTAAGAGAAGTTTTAATAAGGTAAGTTTCTTCCTTAAGGATCTTCATAGCTTTAACAAGGGATTTTCTAGATTCCTTGAAATTGTTAGATCTAAAGTTAAGGAAAACTTCACATTCTTTAAACTTTTCAATAAGAAAGGGTTTTATTCTGTTAAGAAATTTATAACCTTCTTTGGTAAACACAAAATGATAGGATGGAAGTCTATTTTTCTGTTTCGTTTTTTTAACTTGAATCGTGCCTTCAAAATGCTCGTTGAACCATTCAATGTTATCAAAATTAGTAGAAATAATAGAGAAAGTGTCTTGAAAAAATGGAGAAGTTTTAATTTCTCCAATATAAAAGCACCCATTTCCATCAATATATCCTGCTGCGTATGCTAACCATGTTTCCATGCTAGAATTATAGTATGTAAGCGTTGTTTAAGTCAACAAGTAATAGTAAAGACAAATAATGCTTATAAGTTCATGTCAGGTATCGAGGGCATGGACAGATTCGGTACGGGTCCAATAAGAGCCTCTTATTTCATGTTAAGTTCGACTGAATTACAGTCAGACTTTGACGGATTAACAGGCGTAGGAGTGTTTAACAACTGGAATTATCCAAATAATACAAGCGCGCTTCCTTCCGAGTGGGGCTCAGTGTATAATTTGAGAATTCTTACCAGTTCCGAAGCTCCAGTGGCTCGTGGTGCATCAGCTTTAGGGCAGGATGTCTACTATAATGCCGTTATGGGTAAACAGGCGATCACACATATAAATCAAGATGGATATTCCATGAATTTGATTTATCGTGATCCTTATTACTCTGGAATGCTGGCACAGAATGCAACCTTGGCTGTTAAATTTGCTCAGGCTCAAGCATTGACTCAAGATACGGCTATCCGTAATTTGCTTTGCACACGCTTAAGCACATTGGGGGTGTAAGATGACAGAATATTCTAGAATGGCCAAAGGTAGTTTTACAGCAGCGACAGGTCAAACAAGTGCAATTATAACATTGCCTTTTCAACCTGATTTTGTTGAAGTTTGGAACTTAACAAATATTGGAAATGCTGCATTAGCTGGAAATATTTTGAGAGCGTATTTGGATAACAATATTCCTCCATTTACTCCATCTGGCAAATCGGCTTCTTCAACCATGGTTGAAGTTTATAACGCTACACCAGCAGTTATATATGACACTGTTTACACAAATGGTGTTACAGGCGGAACAACTCCAGCAGGGGGTATTAGTACATTTGCCGCTGGTTTGCTGTTTCAATATGGGCCAACAATCCAAATTGCAAGTACTACAACAGCCACAAATACCATAACTACGGCAACTGCTCATGGTTATAGTGTTGGTGATACTGTAATTATGCAAGGTTTGGCAACAACTGTAACAAATAATGCTTACAGGCTTTTGAATGGAATTCCATTTACAATTGTAACGGTTCCTACAGCAACAACTTTTACAATTAGTTGGAATACAAACCAATCAAACTATACAGCTCTTAGTGGTTCTCCAACAGGTGCTTTAGTTAAAAAGGTTTTGTATCCATTCTTGTATTTACCGCAAGACAATGTTGTCTCTGCTGTAACTACAGGCGCTACGCAAACAGTAATTCAAACAACAATGTATCATAATCTAGAATTGGGACAGGAAGTTGCTTTCCGAGTCCTGCCATTCTGGGGAATGACACAATTGAATTCATTGCCAAACGTTCTTATTCCTGGATCTCCGATCTATGCATATGTAACAGCTATAACAGGTACGGTTAATGGCGTTACATTGGATAATTGGCATGTAGCGGTAAATATTAATTCGACCAGTTACACGGCATTTAATACAAACCAAGCAACGATCCCTACAAGCATCACACCTGCTCAAATTGTAGCTGTTGGTGATGTTAATACTGGAGGTGTAAGCATTGGAACATATGACACTACAACGTTATATCCTTCTCCGGCTTTCCCTATACCAAACAATCGTGTTCCAACGATCAATGGCCCAGCTATTAAGGGAAGTTTTGTCAATAACACATCTCAAGGATTCATAATTGGTAATGGTACACCACAGCAACAGGCTGGTACTGGAACTATTGTGACATCAGGATCTGAAATATTATGGCATGCATATCTTCATGATTATACAAAGCCTTAGATTTTTTTGGTTGATTATGTAAATAACACCAAGTATACTACCTCTTAATAAACTGAGAGGTAGTATATGAAAAATTGCCCTACATGTAATTGTGAAAAAGATGAAAGTGAATTTAATATAGATAGGAATCGTAAAGGAGGATTTTCATACGATTGCAAAATATGTAATCGTATTCGTACACAGAAACATCTAGAAAAACATAGAGAAAAAAATAAAGAAAGAAGTCGTTTATTTTATGAGAATAACAAGGAGCATTGTCAGGAAGTCAAAAGAGAATATTATGAAAAAAATCGTAAAATTTTTATAAAAAGAGCAAGAGATTGGAGTATTGATCCAATCAAAAAAGAAAGAAAAAGGATTCGTGCTCGAGCTTATAAGAAAAAACAGATCGAACTTGCTAAAGCGCATAAACTTATTAATGCAGACTATAAAAAACGTCAGATATCTGCACATTTGAAAGTTTATTGGGCTGTTAAAAAAGGAAGATTAATAAAACCTGAAATTTGTGAAAAATGTGGTGAAAAAAAAGATTTACAAGGTCATCATGAAGATTATAAAAAACCTCTAAAAGTTATGTGGTTGTGCTTCATATGCCATTGTAAGCAACATAATAAATATATGGATTTAACATGAGTTCCCCACCCCTTTTGAACGGTCCACAAGCTCCCTATAACAATCCACCAATTGAACCCCAAAACTTCAAACCGTCTAGATTCGTTATAAGTGCCGTTACATTAGGAAATACAACACTAGTGACAACGTCAGTCAATCATAATTATGTTATCGGGCAAGAATGTAGATTGATAATCCCTAATGGTTATGGATGCAGACAACTCAATGGAGTTACTGGATTAGTCGATTCGATACCAAACCCAAATCAGGTCGTTTTATTGATAAATTCAAGCGGTATAGATCCATTTATTGCTGCTAATTTGAGACAACAACCTCAAATTTTAGCAATCGGAGATATAAATTCAGGTGCAACAAATGATGCCGGAAGAAAATATACTAAATCTTATATTCCAGGTTCATTTCAAAACATTTCTCCTCAATCTTAAAAATCTATTTGTGATATCTAAAAATTTTAGGTATATATTACTTAAAACTTCACTATAGGTATTCACATGGTCGAAAAACCCAAACCTCATACTTCACTAGCTGCAAAAGAACTTGAAAAATGCGAAGAACAATTCAAAGCATTTGATGACAATGTCCAACAATTGACGATGGATAGGATGAATCAGGCTCCAAAAGAAGACAAGGAACCACATCAAATTGCTCAACGAGATATTGATAATTCAAAAGATATTTACTTAAAGCCTTTTCGCACTATTGGAAGCCGTGAAAAATTCAACGAAAGATTCCGCGGTGACTATGAATTTGCTAAGGAATATGTGCGGTTTATTGCACGGAATGAAGAAAGTCCCGGTGATACTATTGATATGTGGACTAAGCCTTATCCTGGAATGCCAGCGGAAGAATGGAAGGTTCCTGTGGGTAAACCTGTTTGGGGACCTCGTTACGTTGCTGAAAGACTCCACGGATGCAATTACCACAGAATGACAATGACAGATCAAGTTACTGGTGGCGATTCTATAGGCACTAAATATTATGGTCAAATGGCTGTCGATTCAATTATTCAAAGATTAGATGCAACTCCTGTAAGTAATAAGAAGTCGATCTTTATGGGTGCTGGTGGGTTCTAAAAATCGGACAATGTAAAGCAGTTTTACATAGGAAAAAATGAATCTCCTTAGCGATATTATCACATATGTTAGAAGGATCATAAAAAGCCCTTCCAATGCTGTCATTAGCGATAATTTAATTATCGACTATATAAACAGATTTTGGATTATGGATGTTGACGCCCGGATTCAGTTATTTGATTTGAAAGTAAAATATCAATTTCAAACGCAGCCGGGCGTAGATCAATATAATATGCCATTATATAAAGTCCAATTTGAAGGATCTCAACCGTCGACCGCAATAAATTATTACCCAGTTTATCAAGGTTTTCTTTCGCCATGTTATATAAATGGAGAGGAAGTTCAACTTCAAACAGAGCGGAATTATTTTTATAGTTATTGGCCTGATATCGTTCAGCAATTACCTGTAGTAGCAATAGGGACGGGTGTTGAAAATGATATATATAATTTCCAATTCCCG